CCACCAGCAGCACCCATTATATTTTGCTTACCAGCTGCAGTTCCTGGATTCAGTAACTCACCGAAAGTTGCGTTTTGAGTAAGGTCTCTGCCAACTGTTGCACCAGCATCTGTTAAAAAGGAGGCATCTCCAGTTTCCTTGAAAAGTTTTATCTGATCAGGAGTTCCGATTGCATTAACAGCATCAGCAGTTGTCATTGTGTTGTTAGCTGTTAATGAAGCAACATTTTTCAGTGCTTCAACATCAGTTTTTAGAGGTAAGTTTTTCAAAGCTCCAGGACTGAAACTTGTCATTCCAGCAGCCAAGTCTCCACCACTATCTATAAATGGCAAGCCTTCCATAAACGTGCCACCAGTTGCTAGGCTTTCACCAACATTCATAGCAATAGGAGCAACTGTTGATCCAATCTCTTGCATGATAACTTTAGGGTCTGGCATTCCAGACTTAGCACCACCAGCATTCTTATAGTCTTCGATGTATTGCTGCATCATTTCTCTGTCAGCAGCACTTGTGTCTGTATAAGTTCGTTCGCCAGAAACAATCGCATTTACAAAGTTAAAAGAAGGAATGCCACCTTCAGCAGCAGAGATGCCATAAACATCTTGGAGCTTTCTACCACCCAACGCATCGCCTATGGGATTCCTTTTTAGAGTAAAAAGGTCATATGTAAATGTTTGCGGATCGTCTGTTCCATCGTCTACTGGATTTGCTCCGTATTCACCGTGTCCTGCAATATGTGGCATTGTTTCCTCCTTTAGCTTACTTCTAGCAAACTGGCCACAACGTGTAGTCTATTTGCAGTTGCTGCAGTTACCTTTAAAATTTCATTTTCTTGCACCACTAGAGGTGCTGTTAATAATTCCACTGTTGTATTTGCTCCAACAGCTTTTACTTTAAAAAGACTAAATGTTGCTGGAGTAGAAGCAGCATCTGTAATAGTTACAGTAATTGTGTCTGCGTTGCCTGAATCTTCCGAAACAAGAATAGATTTTACGAGACCAGTTGTGGCATTTGGGCATGTGTATAGCACAGTTGCATCTGTGCTTGTTAAGTCTACTTTTTTATTTTTATAGTTATTTGCCATTTATGCCATAAACCATGCTGTTGCTTCTGCTTGCTGTTTTGTATTGTCTAACGCAGAATCAGCTGAGAATAAAGTCGTTTGTTTGTCTAGCTCCAAAGTGTTCATCAAACGAGCCATATATCCTTGGTCGTATTCTGAAGGTGGACTAGGTAATCTTAACTGACCAACACCGCTCATCTTAAACCATCCTCTCTTGCGTTAATTCTAAATGTTCCTAAACTCCAATCGTCTAAAGTTCCTGAGCTTTGCAGTTTCAAGCTCATCTGACGACCTTTAGCTCTTGTGCTAACTTTTGTTGTTGAGCTAGTTATGTCGAATGGACCTTTAGTAACTTCGGTCGCATTCGGGTATTTTCTTGTATTTATAAAAAGAGACAAAGTTGTGTTCGAAGTCATAGTTACGTCTGGAATAACTTTGTCGACTAAATATAAACTGTTACCAGTGTTTGGTATTTCCCCTGCTGAACTTTCTATAAACGAGGTCATTGCTGAACCATCGTCGCTCGTTCCTGTTTCATGATTGTAAAGTTTACCATCTGGATCAAATGCAAAAGGAACTGTTCTAGAGCCAAAAGAATCAGACCAAACTGTTCTATCCATAGAACCAATAGACCAAGCATTCTCTGCATAATTAAAAGTAACATAGCTGTCTGGCTCAGGGTTTGTTGCTGCTGTGTTTTCATTACTAACATAGAACCAAGTCACTTCTTTAAATTCTTTGTTGTGACCGACAGAAGTTTTGTCAATATAACGAGTTTGCATTCTGTCAAATACATAATATTGAACTGAGCAAGGAAGTTCTTTAACAACACCATTGTAAACGAAAAAGTTTCGTTTACCCATCCAAAAAACATCGCCGTCAACATTCATCATTGTATGTAAACCAGCGGCACCAGAGTTAGTTGCTAAAAGTCTAAAGCTAAAAATAAATGGTGGACCAACAAACGTCATGCCATAAATAGCTTCGTCTGTAGAGATAATTGTTTCTTCACGAGATGGAACCATAGCAACTATTTTAGTTCCGACTTGTAGTCTTTGGTCACCTGCTGTGTTTGTAGAAGTTGGTCCAAAGTCTGCAAAGTCTTCTTGATTAGACCAACGAACGAGCATTGGGTCTACATCCCCACCACCACCAGCAGCATATGCTTGAGCACCACCAGCGATAAAATGTCTATCAGGGAAAGAAACTGTCGAAACTAATGTACTGCTTGGAACACTCAATGCTCCGGAAAGAGAAGAGACTAAAACTGCTCTGTTGCTAACAGTGCCAGAAGTGTCCCAATAATAAATACCTCCACCACGAACAGTTGCTATAAGGTCTTCTCCCCAGAGATTTAAAGTCCAGTTAGAATTTGTTAGCTTAATGTCAGAGTCGGCTACAGATCTCGGAGTTCCCCAAGCTCCAACATTCCAACCACCAACACCCCAACCTAATGCTGGGTCTGAGCTTTGTGTCCCTAGTCCATTGTCTATTCCTATAAGATAACCGAATGCAACTGCGTTACCACCACCTGCAGAAACTGTTGAGGTCGCAGCAGTAGGTGAGGTTATTGTATATGTATTTGTTGTAATGGAAGTTATCTGGAAGCCAGCCTTCCTATTTAGCGTTTCAGCATCAATACCACCTGTTTGAGCGGCTCCTGTTATTACAACAAAATCTCCTTCTTTGGCACCATGACCAGCATCTGTTATCGTGATTGTTGTGCTTGTGTCGGTTGTAGCAATTGGGTTTATTAAAATCTGAGTTACAACAGCACCAGTGTCATGCGTTGCAGCTGAGGTGCTATTAGTTCCTCTTGTGCAACCTGTTAAAATTAAACCGCTGATTCCTGTGTAAGTTATAATCTCGCTGTCTATTTTTATAGTTCCAGCAGTTTTAAAACCTTCAACACTTACAAGATCGATCTCAGTTTCGCTGGCATCTAAAGCCTCGTTAGTTGTAGTTGCATCATTAGACTTGTCTCTAAGAGGTGTAATATCGTAAAGGGATTGGTCTTGTATTATGTAAAGGTGATTGTGTGTACCAACAGCAATTCTGTCTTCGCCATCAGTTATTGCTCTCCAATTAACCATTGCCCGAGCAATGCCAGTAATGGTTGTTTCTGTGCTTGTAGTTGTACCAGCTGCATCAACTAAATTTATCTGATCTTTTTCCCAACCACCTATTTTTGTCGGATAGCCATTACGGAAACGCACGAGATCACCATCAACCCAAAATGGACCTTGTTTCCCAGCAGAATATTCTGTTATATCTTTAACAATCCCTGGATTAAATTGTAACAGCTGAAGTGCCATTTATACTTTCACCCATTCGTAAATTTTATTTGTTTCTTTTATTCGATGGTCTAAACCAGTATATCCACCGTTTATTCGTTTTGTTAGTTTTTTAATAACATCATCGCTGACACCTTCGTCGCATATTTTCCAAAGGTTGTTTTTTCTAAAAAACCAAATAGCAGTTTCCATCGCATAATCTTCTTCTAGCAATGTCGGATTGCTTAAAACTTCAGGAACACGCATGTCTGATGCAAATGCTCTGACGTTGTTATATCCTGTTAATTGCAAAAAACCTCTGCCAATATATAAGCTTGCTTTTTCTTTAGTGTCGTTGCCCATTCTGTCGAAATAGACTTTTTCAGCTAGTGCTTTCGGATTCCTAGCGTATGGTTTCGCACTTTCCTCTGTTGGGAATCTGCTTGGCCAAACACGCATCATAGCCTCAACGGAATAATTTAAATTTTCTCTCGTTAATTTAAAAGATGCACTTTCATGAACAATCTGCCCGAGAAGATGAGCACCACGCTCTGGCGAAAGCTCATAGTGTTTTACAATGCCACGAGCTGTGTTTGGTCCAAAAGAACCATCAGCATCACATCCGCATTTAGTTTGTAATAATTTAAGAGCATTGCTCATAGACTAAACCTCGAAAAATTTATCAACCTCGTCAAGAAGATCATCTTTGCTTTTTCTTCTATCCAATTCTATACCTTGTTCTCGCATAAAAAGCTCTAATTCTTTTTTCGTCATGTCGTGGTAATTTTTACTAGCCTCAGGGATTTTTTCTGCAACAACCTCTGTTCCGTTTATTTTTGCTAGAGCTTCTGCTTTTGTCATGCTTGGAGTTGGTAAGCTTTTGCCACCTTTTGCATATCGGAGATTGTAAAGCTCTTCTCCTTTATCGTTCTCCCCAACATGAAACATTTCTATTTCGCTCATTTGGTAAGTCCTTTCTGTTTCTCATAGGTTCTCAAGCCTCCAATGCCGAGCATGCCTAAAAGAACAGTCATTAAACTTCCCATGTCAAACTCAGGCAGAGGTGGTATTGTTGTGCCTGTTAATGTTACAATAAAAATAATCAATGGAGATAATATAAAATGATAAAGCAAAGCGAATCCGCAGATCCAACCAACGAAAGGTCTCCATCCACCTTTAAATAAACTGCCACTTGCAGCTTCTGCTTTGTTGATTTCTAGTTGTGCGAGCAAAGCCTCTTGTGCATGTCGCTCACCCATTGTTGCAATCTCGTGAGCAAGTGCAGCTTTTTGGTCTTTGTCTTCGATAAATTTATCTAGCAATCCTGTAACTGGACCAACTAAAGATGTGATTAAACTCATTTACATTCTCCAGAGCATACTTGCCAGCAAAACGATTATCGTGCCAGCTCCACCAATTAGAATAGCCTCTATCCTTTTTATTCTAAGGATTGTTTCTTTCCAGCGTTCTTCTAATTGAACTTCTACAACGGTCAACCTACGACTCAGCTCCTCTAAGTTCATGATGCTTTTTCAGTTTCCTTTTCGGTAATTTCTTCAGCAGCTTTTTTAAAAGACTCTAGAAGTTCTTTTTGAAAACTATCTGCTGCTCGTTGCACTTGATCTAAATCAGCTCGCAACTTACTAGCTTTAACAGACAAATCTTTTAGCTGTGCGATCAGATACTTTTGTTGATTATTAAGGTCAGCTTCAGCATAACCTTTTCCATCTATATTCAATACATTTTCATCAGTCATTTCACATCTCCTGTGATTCACGGTATGCTTTGTATCCGTTCTTAACATCATCAGTCCATGCTGCATTAGCTATGGCTTGAACACTTGCATCCTCACCAGAGATGTCTGTAGCTGTGTGCGTCCAACTGCCGTCTTCAGCTTTCACTGACTCGAATGGATGTAGAACATGACGGTGGAAGTTGCGGTTAAGTTCTTTTTTAGAACCATCTGCTTGCTCTTCCATTATTTTAGTAGCTTCACGAACTAGGATGCTCCAAGTTGAAACTACTTCAATTTTATCATATTCTGTTTCTTTTGTTATATCGCCTTGTGCCATGTTTACCTCCTTTGGCTTGGACTGTCCGACCCAATGATATGCACTGGGTTATATTGCACTTGTTATATACGTTGCAGTAAGATAAAGCCTGTTTTTATTTGAGCCAGTAGCCATATTCGCAACTGGAACTTGTCTGTAAGATGTTCTATCACCTGTGTTATTTACAAGTACTATATCGTCTGCAGCATTAATCCAACCGCCTAAAGGGAAAAAGTTTAACCAACTATCTTGTGCTGCTACTGAGCCTACAGCCCCAAGGAATGTTCCACCTGCGGCTGGAAATGGCAGACCGTTTATTTGAACATTTCCAGAGGCACTTCCTGCTGTGTAACTGCTAGTTTTAAGAAGTATATTAATGGTGACTACATTACCAATTATTGTGTAAGCCCCTGTTTGACTAGCATAGGCAATAGCACCAAAAGCTGTACCAGTAGCTTCATATGTTGGCGTGAATGTGCCTTCTTCGTACCGATCTAAAATTTGAGAAGTTCCACCAGCTTGTGCAGTTGGACCAGCAAAACGAACTCCATGTCCTGATACGCTTATTATTAGATCACCGTCTAAAATATTTACATCACCATCTGTCTCAAATTCTGTGCCTTTATTTGGGTCGTTATTCGTATAAATACGCAAAGGATGATTTGTGTTCATAGAGAGCTCACCTCTACTAGAATCCCCAAAAGAACCCATAACCATATTTACATCATCACCACCACTTGTGTGGGATTGATTTAAAAGTATTGCTCTTGTATTGTTACCAGTTGCAAGAAGTCTTGCATTAAAAGTTTCAGCACTTTGTATATCGACAAATTGCGAAGGGGAGCTAGTTCCGATTCCTATTCGATCATTAGCTGCATCAACAAATAGCATGTGAGCATTGCCATTGCTCTCAACACGGAAGTCTAAGTCAACAGAAGCTTCATTAAATACTGTTTCAGTAGGAGCAATAAACATTCTTGAACGACCAGTACCTCCTACCATAGTTATAAAATCTATAGAAGCATCTTCAGTACCATCGGAAGCATCTTGTATTTGGCTAAAGATTTGACCATAAAAAACCTTTTCATCAGCATCGTTTTCACCTGTAAAATAAATTAAACCTGTTGCATCATTATCAGCAGGTGAACTTGAATTACGATAAAACTCCATAACTGGACCTGCTGAACTATCTGCATCAGTAGACTGTAAAACTAATTGCGTTGCATTAGAATTATTGGTTATGGTGACAACTTGGTTTGTCGTAGTAATAGTGTCATCAGCAGCATCAATAACAAAAGCATCAGCTTGAGCATCTGTTTTAATACGAAAGTCTATGTTTTGACCATCATCATTAAAAACAGTTTCTGTAGCATTTGAAATCATACGACTTCTGTTACTACCTGCTAACCGTACATCTAATTCAAAAGAACCATCTTCACCACCATCGGTTGGGTCTAGAAGTTGAGCAAACATACTGACATAACTCAAAGAATTATCAGCAGCATCCTCGCCCATAAACCTTATTTGACCTAAAATATCATTTGCCGCAGGACTTGCTGAGTTTCTAGTTAAATCAAGTTTTGGTCCAGTATCTGCATCAGCATCTGTACTTACAAGATTAAGGACAGTGCTGTTATCAGCAACAGTAATTGTAGAACCACCTTCAGATGTAAAAGAACCAACATTCAACGAGGCAAAAGCATCAGTAACAGCAGCTCCTGATCCTGCACCATCTAAATAAACAGCTTTAACATCTCCTGGAGGGATCGTTACATTTGCACCAGAACCTTGGCTTATAATAATATCTTGAGAACCACTTGTGCCGTTTTCAATATAATAAAATTTATTAACAGTATTTGGTCCAATAGTTATCGTACAAGTTGAATCTAATGTTCCTGTGTATTTAACATACATCGCTCTGACAGGGTCTGTAGAGCCATCAGCAATAGTCGAGGTATGTGTATCAGCATTTGTGGTTATAGCTTCTGTGCCGAAGCCAAAAGCTTCCCCAATTAATTCTAAGTTCGTATTGGTGACAGTTCCCCATGTACCTGAGTTATCACCAGTGTCCATCTCACTGAGTCTGAGATCATTTACATAGGTTATTGCCATATCAGTCGATCCTTACTATTGCATTGCTCGCTGTTGCTGCTGGGAACACAATTTTAAAAGTTCCTCCTGAAACTGTGAAATCACCACCAAAGTCCAAAACTGCTATTGCACCTCTAGCATTCGATGAAGCATCACCCAGCGTTTTATTATAAATTAATGCACCTCTTGCTGTAAATGTAGCTGATGTCCATTCTGGATCAGCTGCATCGAAAACACCACTTGTACTGTTTTCAGTAACAGCTTTGCTCGCAAGAGCATTACCTGCTGTGGTGTATCCGTTTCCGTTCGCAACTTCACCAGATGTTACATATCCGTCTGTTGCTGCACCCAAACTCGCTGAGCTGGTGTAAAGTGCTATGTAGATGTCATCTGAGTCTAGATGATGATCACCTAGTAAAACATCTTTTTTAAACAATGTGCACATTGCTTGAGTTATTGCCATGGTTATATACCTCCGTTATATTCTGCTGCATAGTCTCTGCTCATCTCTTGAACGAACAGCTGAACAGCCTCATCAAATTGTGCTTTATATAGTTGTAGCGTTTCTCCAGCTTTAAGGAAAGCAGAAGTTTCATAAAGTGCTGCTGCTAATAAAACTGCAGGAGCATTCGTATCGATCCAAGTATTCGCATTGCTTGAACTCAAACCTGTTTCCGGAGCAATAAAGTCAACTTGGTAAGCAAGAGTCGCATCAGGAGTTGGAGCCAGTGTTATAACTGTTCCGGAAGTTGTTGCGTTTTTCGTGCTATACATTATTGGTGTTCCAGTCGTGCTTGACTTTGGCCAATAATCCCTTAAATATGAATCTATCCTATGATCCAAATAATTAACATTTCCGCTTGAGTCTGTTATCGAAGCTTGTCTTATCATTCTCGCTGTGGCAACTGTATAATCAAAAGTTCCGACAACAAGATTACCAGTCGTTACTTTTCTAAAACAAGGAAGATTAGGCAGTCTTTGAAAAACCATCTCTTCAGCCTGAGCAATTATAGTGTCTATTGAATTAGTAAGCTCTGTTGAGTCGTCCTCTACAAAATTCTGTATGTTTGCTTTTAAAGTTGTATAGCTCATTATTGACCCCAAGCTCCTTCATTCCAAGCACCATCGCTCCAAGCTAGATTAACTTCAACATTAGTGGCATTTCCAACACCACCAATTCCAGCAACACCTGTTACTGATTCCAAGTTCCTCTCAATTACAGAACCAACACCACCTAAACCAGCAACTCCAGACTCAGGTATAGAAATTTGTATTACTTCATCGTTCGATTCACCATGATTGCCTGTTGCACCAGTTCCTGCAACTCCTGTTTCATTTATAATAGCTTCGACAACTTCTGTACCAACTGCACCAGTTCCTGCCACACCTGCTTCAGCTATAGAAAGCTCAAGTGCTTCTGCACCAACTGCTCCAGTGCCAGCCAAACCTGTTGCATTAAACTCTTGGTCAAGAGTTATTCCAGGAGATGTTGCTGGGGTAGTTCCTAGAGTATTAAGCTTGCCACCCATTCCTGAGTGGTTTGTGCAATAATAGTAAAGTGTCGGTGCACTTGCTGCAACTGTTATTTCGGTGTATGCTCCTGCGCTTCCTGGAGTGCCATTAGTTGTAACCCCAGTTGTATACTCTGAACCACCACTGTGAGAACCACCAGAAGTTGTTGAGAATCTCATAGGATGGTTACTATTAGAAGAATCAGACTGGTCGAATCTATATGTTTTTCCTTCTGTCATACTTATTGTCGGAGCAGGACCACCAGTGTCGATATAATATTTATTTCCACTTCCTGGATTCGCAACAGTCATGCTAAAAGAAATTGTTCCAGAGGCTGGTGTGAAAGCACGTCCACCCAGCTCATCATTCTCTTCAGAATAATAATTTAATTCTGGTGCACTTGAATCAACAGTTATTTCTGTGTAAGCATTAGGAAATCCAGGAGTTCCATTGGTTGTTATTCCTGTGGTATATTCAAAACCGCCACTGTGAGTGCCTCCAGAAGTTGTGCTAAATCTGAATGCATTGCCTAAGTTAGAAGAGTCTGATTGATCGAATCTATATGTTTGGCCTTTTTGCAAATAAAGTTGCTGCTGAAGAACAGAGTCAATATAAAATCTGTCTCCTGATCCAGGAGCAACAGTTACAGAATAACCTACATAAGAAACTGAAGTCTGAACTGATACACCACCAATTCCAGGAACACCTGTTGCAGTGACAACAGTTAATATCTCAGGAGTTGTGTTGCCAACTGCACCTGCCCCAGCAGAACCTGTTGCATTTACAGTCCTATTTTGTACAAGGTCTGTGCTATCTATTAAACCAGATCTTCCATGTCCAGGACAGCCGACTGGTGGTCTGTCTTGTATCGGTGTAAATGGATCGAAAGCATAGCCGATATATACAATAACATCTTCTTGACTTTGTCCAGTCGATCTTGGTTGGAAAAGTTGCTGAGCATCTATAACATTTTTCGCAGGAGTTAGCTGTGGGTGCTTTGGTTCCCACTCATCAGGTGCAACACGCAAACCATCCCAAGTGGTCTTTAGCTGAGTATATCTTACTCTTTGGCCACCTCGGTCGCTTATCGCATATGATTTTTTGCCTTTTGCATATTTCGCCATGTTATACCAAATTCAATGCAGTTGGTTGAACTCTTAAACTTACACCATCATTGTCGGAAGATGCTGCAAAATTAAAAGCTCGTTCGTAAAGTTCGTTTAATAATTGAAATCTATCAGGTGCATATTTAATAGATAACTTGGCTGCGAGTCCAGCGGAAATACAGTCGCTCCAACGATAAGGAACATCTGTATCTTGATTAGAAGCTGTTATATCATCGAGTTGATTTACTGCCCAATAATTTAGAGTATATGTTTTATCAGGAACATTCCAGAAATAAATAACAGGAGTGTATTGCTTATCAAGCATGTACTGGCTTGGTTTGCCTTCAGTTGTTTTATTCGGAATCTGGTTGTATTCGGATATTGTAACTCGATTGATTGTTTGGTCTGTTGAGCCTTCTCTTATTACAGCATCTATAATATCTATTGTTCCTGCTGGTAAAGTATAAGAGGTTGTTCCGTCAGCCAATGTTAAAGTGTTTTGAGTTACTGCCCAATAATTAATACCTCTGTTCGCAAATTCCGAGAACAATAAATTTAAACTTCGTCGAGCGGAAACTGCCTGATCTCCTGTTCGAGTTTGCGGATCTATTCCGCAACGCTCATAGGCTTCAGTTATTACCTCTTCAACATCTGGTCTAAATGCTACTGTTCCGGAAAGTGCCATTAATACTGTTTAATCCCTCTGATAACAACTTGATATGCATCACCTGCTGCACCAGCACCAGTCGTTGTAAATTTAATATCACCAGTTCCATTTGCACCATAACTTGAACTTGTTGGTAAACCACCGAACTTAGAAAAGTCTTGGTATCCAGATTGACCCTCGTCAAGATGCAGGACTATTATGTCTGTGTCAGCATCTGCAAGAACCTCAACAGTCATTGCTTTAATAACCCACCAACACTCTGCAATTCTAATTCCTGTGCAGGCATTACCATTTGCATCCGCAGTTAATCCAGAAACATCTATTTTTAAAACTGCACTTTCATCGCCTGTGTCGACATACTGATACTGAAAAGCAAAAACAACTTCACGAGAACTTTCTGAAATTTTTGTTGACGTCGTAAGATCTGCCATTAATTTCTCCTAAATTATAGGTGAGGTTTCCCCCACCTAATTAAAATCCTCTATTACTGATCAGCAAAAGCAGGTGCTGTTGTTGATGTAACATTACCAAAAATTTGATAATTCGTTGAATCTGTACCAATAATTGTAACATCAAATCCAGCAGGAACATTTAATTGGATGCTACTGTTTGAGTCACCATCAGAAAAAACCGAACTTACTTCGTTTCCATCGGTGTCTAAAAAGGTTACACCACCAACATAAAAATTAGTATTTCCTGGAGTTACGATTATCGCATCGGTTGCATCAGCTGCACCACCTGCATATACAAACCTGTATGACACTCCAGCTTCTGGTGCAGGTAATGTATAAGTGTTGTCTTGTCCACCATCTGGAACTAGGTTTATTCTTCCACCATGTGTTGCTTTTGTTATTGTAATATCACCATCAGCTAGAACTACTGGTGAGACTTGAAATCCAGCATTAGAAATGACTGGTCCTGTAAATGTTGTATTAGCCATGTTGTATCTCCTTGTCGTGGCTAGAGTCAGCTTTCGCTGTCAAGTTGATAGTAAAGAGGGGAGACAAGCTCCCCTCCATAATTTTTATGCAGCACCTTCTGTGCCGAAAATTCCACGCCAGTCAGTGAAACCGAATGAATAACGCTCACGAACTTTGTAGCGAACATTACCAGTTTCGAAGTCACCTTCCATGCCTTTTTTCATAGGCGAACGCTGGAACATTTTCAAGCCATCAGGAACATCTGTCTGAACAAAGAACGCATCTGAGTCAGTCAAACGACGCATCACATGGTATCCTTGTGGCAGATAACCACCAGACTTGATAGCATTGATGTCGTTGTCAGCTGTACCAGTGCGAAGCTGTGATTCTAACAAACGCTCTGCGACAAAGGTATAAGCAGTTGGAATAATCAACTGTGTACCTTGAGCAGCAATTCGAAGACCACGATCATCTTTCATATCCGCAATCTGGATAAGGATAGACTCAAGTGAAGTCTCAGAAAGGTCTGCAGCAGTTGCCAACACATTAGACTGGTTTCCGTTGGTAGTTGGGTGAGATGCACTTAAAAGTACAACACCGTCGCCACCTGTAAAGCCAGCTGTTTGTGCATTGTTTAAAACATTCGCAGCTTTGATTTCTTTAGTAGAAGACATTGAGCGTGCGAGTGCTTTAGTATAGCGTGATGCAATCGAACCATATTGACCATCCTCTTCAGCTTCCTCAGTAATTGAGAACGCCAAAGCAATAGTTTCATGCTGATAACGTGCAGTCCATTGCTGACTACCAGTATCGTATGAAACAGCAGCACCTTCGTTTTTAGTTGGTGCTGAGCCAAAACCTTGCAACAATACATCTTCTTCAAATGCTCGGTTAGAAGTATTCGAAGAGAAAACTGCTGCATATTCTGGTGGATAGCTGTCGTATTCAAGACCGAAAAGAGTATTCAGTCCTGGCTCGAGCATTTTAGCAAATTGTGCTCTATTCATAGCCATTATTCATACCCTCCTATATGCCTGCACTGTCTTTTAGAATGTGCTCATTTATAAGCACTTCCATGACAGCGTTGGTTCCGAAAGCATTGTCTGGGGCATCGTAAAGAGCGATGATCTTACAAGTAGCAGCACCAGCTGCCATTGTTCCAGAGATTTCAAAACCTGATTGACCAGTCACAGTAGATCCTGCCCCAGCAACAACATCGGCACAATTACCGATATTTGTCTGAGCAGGTGCTCCTGCGGACTGTACTTTAAACACAGTATATGGATCATCATATACATATGCGATGATGTCTGTAGCAACTGTGCCCGAAGGCCAGTATTCACTATAAACGTATGAACCATCTGATGCGGTATAAGATACTCCAGCAAAAACACCAATGTTATTGGTCTCTGTTGCAGTGTGCGGAGTAAGCAAACCAGTGTTAATCAGAATTACCAAGTCACCTGTAAAGATGTTCTCAGCAAGACCACTAGCAATAGTGTACTTGTTAGCACGAGGAATATTACCACTCATATGGCGAACTGGGACAAACCCAAAGGCTGCATCAACATTAGCCATTATTCGCTCCTTTCAGCGTAAAGTTTAATCTTCCATAACAGAGAGATCCCTGCCACGGCTCATTGAAGACTTCCTATCTTGATAGATAGGTTGTCCTGTTTTTCGTCCTAATGCCTCGAGGTCTCCTGCAATTGACTCATTAGCTTCAACGCTACGATTGTGGTAATAATCTTTCATTGCTCTATGCTTTTCTACTGGCATTTCGCAAAGTAACATTCCTTCAATTCCAATTGATCCTGCCCACTGACCATGATTGATAGTCGGAAACAACTTCTCTTTCACACTGTCAGCTTTGCGAGGTTCCCAGCCTTCACGCATACGTTTATACACGTTATCTGGGGTGTCTTTACCCTGAATCGAGGTAGCAATCCATCGTTGGGTGTATCCTGGACGAGGCTCTGGAGCATCCAACAATGATGGTGGTTTCCACGCAGTATCTGGGCGAGATTGCTCATCTCTGGTGGAAGTTCGAGTTTCGTTCGCACGCACGTTTCTTTTCTCAGTCATGACTGGTTCCTTTGTTGTCTTTTGATTTCAGCCTCGTATTGTTTGAGACCTGCCTCTGTTGTAATTCCAAGTTCACGAGCCATCCTAAGTTGTTCCTGTGACATACGCACTCTATTGCCCTTATAAGATGAACCGCCTGTAGTTGGCGCAACTGGTTGTCTACTTTTTGTTCTTGTCTTAGACGGACTTGATCCTGATTGTAACTCAGGAAACACTTTTTGTAAACGATTATTAAGAACGTCATAATATTCTTCAGAATCTTTGTCATATCCCTCTATATCTAGCTGAACATCTATAGACCTTGCAGCAGCAGTTTCTCGCTCAAAACCAGCAGAATTGAACCAACGATTCTTTTCCCACCAATCCATTGCTTTTTTAGGTGCTGGATTCTGCGCAACCTGTTGAGCTCTGCCAACTGTTGGTGATGCAGCTCGCTGAGCACGTTGTTGCTTTTGCAAATCAGCAATTCGCATCGCAGCACGCATGTCTGCCATTTGCTCTTGGAAATTTACCTGAGCTTCAGTATCACCTTCTTCAACTGCTTTGGTCAATGCAGCCTTAGTTTGGGCATAGCGTTGATTAAAAGCTTGCTCATTGCTTTTAACCGAACCTTGCTCCAAACGAGAGAGCCTTGCCTCTAATTGTGCATTTTGCTCTTGTATACGACGAGTTTCTAATTCTGCTTCTCGCCTTTGGTCTACAAGTTTTTTAATTCGCTTTTGAACTTTTGGACCATAATCGTCTTCTTGCTCAGCTGCTTTTTCCTCAGCAACATCCTTAGCCTCTTCAGCAGGATCCTCGGTTATTTCTATTTCGAAATCTTCAGGCTCGCCTTTTGCCTTTTTGATTTCTTCTTCAATTTCTTGAACTACATCTTCATTTGCCATGGTAGCGTCCTTCCAAGTTATGTCGCTAAATATGCGGTGACTTCGACATCTTCAGGAATAATCGACGTTAATTCGTCGTCATTTAACAAAAGAAATCTAACACCATTAATTGTTACTTTCTGGCCAGCATATTTGCCATAAGTAACTCGATTGCCAGTTTGGGGTGTATTCATTTTCCAAGCTGCACCAGAGTCTCTGTCTCTGAAAGCAAGATCACCCATAGCTGCAATTCGACCATGAGCAGTTAAATACTCCTCATTGTCTTTAGAAACGCTTGGCAGATGTATTCCACCTTTTGTTTTCATTTGCACTTGATGGGGTTGAACTAAAACTTTCCAATTCAGGGGAACTGGTAGTTGGTCAGTTGTGACCGTTGAATCTGTTGATTCGTCTTTATATTCATGCTGATGAGACATGTTAATCATCCTCTTCTAGTTTTTTTAATGTTTCACCGATTATCTCAGAAGCTTGTTCTAAACCTTCCGCAATACCGACGTTCTTTTGATATGACTCAAAGTCGGAAACCCGACCTTGAATCAAGCTTTCAGCTATTTCTAGCCTTTTCTCCCTCAGATTCTTTTTTATCTGATTGAGTAGATCTGTTACCGTCATTTTTGACACCTCCTGACATAGAAACGCCAGTTACAAAAATGGTAACATCTTTCTTTTCATCTGACATTAATATCCTTTCTTTTTCATTGTTTTTTTCTTTTTGGCCATAGGCTTTTTCTTGCCCTTCATAGCCATTTTCTTCATAGGCTTCTTTTTACCATACATCGACTTGCCTCCTTTCATTAGTTTGCCGAAACTTGATCTATTCACCTTCGCCTCCTGGAATAAAAGGCAAAGCTCCGAACATTGACAAAAATTTAAATAGGTCTTTTGAGCTTCCTACTTTTTTGCCACCTTTGCCTTCTAACTGCATCGGACTTGTTTCTGTGTAAACATCCGAAGGTTTTCCTGTTTTGCTCATCACCTGCTGACCTCTAAAATATGGTGCTACTTTAACGAGTGATTGTAAAGCTCCGACTTGTTCCATAGCTCTATTTCTATGACGACCGTCATGTCCAACGAACTGAGCAACATTTTCTTGCGGAACCATATATTCTAGAAAAGGCACGTTGTCTTCAGGATTGTTAAGAGGAATGCCAGACTCTATCTCAGCAGCATACTGGTCGACTGTTTTTTGCATTTGCTTTGCAATGTCTGGGTCTGCTGTATCTATCTGAGCAGCAATCTTTCTAAATGTTTCTGGCTCTATTATTGCCAAGTCAGCTTGAGATTTGTTGGCTTGCTCTAAACTTTCTAAAATCGCAGTTGGTTCGTAAAGGCTAAACGCTTCCGGAAACTCTTTTTCTAGATTAACTAATTTTGTTCCCATTCGCTCGGCAAGTTCGTCAGCTGGCTTGTCTAGCTTACTCGCCAAAGAAGCCACCCATCTAAAGGCTGTGTCCCCTAGTTCAGCTAATATCCTGCCTTTGCCCATTAAAATTCCTCCACTGGCAAAACACCTAGATTGCCAGATAATTTAGAGGCAAGAGAACCGAAAAAACTTTTAGCTGGTTGCGTCAAAAGTTTTACTCCAGGAATCATCTCTAATGCGGAGAAACCTAAGTCTAAAGCAGCGTCGCCATATTCACCTTGCTGAAAGGATCTTGATCCTTCTTGTATAACGAGCGGTAAAGCAAGAGGTGTTAAATCTAAAAGACCGATATTGTCTATTAAATTATCAGCACGCATGTCTCCAACTAACATGTTCTTGCCTCTATCGTCAACTCCGATAAAATCCAATGCACCTCTAACTTTGTCTCTATATGTTGGACCACTTAAAAATCTTGCATCTGGTGGAACAGTTATAAATTCAGCTTTAGATGCAGCTTTTATTCCTTCTTCGTAAGGATCTGCCACTAGACTTGACCTCCGGAAAGTTTACTTGCTAATATTCTCAAAGTTTCCATAAAGCTTTTGTCTAGTTCTTTTGCAGCTTTAGCGAACTCTTTAGGAGAGATCTCGTCGGACTTAATTCCTCTGCGCTCTAAAAAGCTTTTTGCAGCTCTTATCTCTGCTTGTGCTACTTTTTTAATCGCTGCTCGTGCCATAATTAACCTTTTATCTTTTTATTAATGTATAAGACAGCAGCATAAACGACAAGTCCAAAAACTGTGGCAACGCCAATATCGACCAAATGCTCACGCATGTTATAAATAAATTCAATGCCAGCTTCTACATCACTCATGCCACCACCTTCGCTAAAAGTAATGTTTTTTGTGCCAGTAAAAGTTTCTATTGTTTGTTCCATTATCTAGCATTCTTTTTTTGATCTGGGTGTACTGGGGATCTTGTAAAATATTCTAATGTGCTTTCTAAATTTTTAACACGAGCCTGAACTTTAATTATCTCCATCATATGAGAAGCCATGCCACCAACATCCTCATGCACTAAGTCAATTTCTTCCCAGATGTCGTTGTCCGCATCTTCCATATCCTCATATATTTCAGCAAGGATATCGATCATTTCCTCGATATTTTCTTTATTCTGCTCTACATCTCTTATCAAATTAGTTTTATCAGTAGCATTATTTTCAACAGTCAGAATATTAACTGTTTCTTCAAGGTTTGATATTGTGCTGGCTTGCTGTGCCGTCCACCAAATAAAGCCACCGATCTGGGCAATCACGACACCTACGACAGCAATACTTACTTTGGGCATTTTATCCATTACCAAGCCTTACACGACCAATAGCGTGCCTTTGTTTTTGGTCCAGGATTGTCGCAGTTATGCCTTGCTCTAAAATTACTCCTGCGTCCTTTTTGATTTTTCTTAATACGCATATTAGGGTCGCCGAAGGTAACACGCTTCACTTTATCGCCATCCATAACATAAACGACTGACTTCTTTTTGCCATAGCTCGTTTCGCCTTTAGCAATCCTGCGAGGCTTATTTAGTTTTACAGTCTTGCCTTTGTACTTAGCCATTACTTTTTCTTTTGCGCAGGTGTATGAACTTTTTGTATTTCGAATGAAGCTTTTTTAACTGCACCTTTATGTGGTTTGTAATCACCTTTCATTAGTTTAAATCCTGAACCAGATTTCATCCAATGAAAACCTTTTGGTGCTTCAACTGCTTTTTTTGCCATTTTTCTTTTTCCCTTTCAATAAATCGGAGTCTGCCTTTCTAGCTCCTCCTTTGCCACTTACAAAACTTTTTACCCTTCCCATTGCCCAAGCGTGTTGCGATGTTTTAGGTCTACTGCCAGAACTAAAATATGCACCTTGTCCTCTTTTATAAACCTGATCTAGTTTGGCTTTGCTGAATCTTCCTGCTCCTGGAATAGAAGAGTATCGTCCCATGTCCTTTTTAGGTTTGGCTTTTTTCTTAGGTTTTGTTGCCATTAACTTTTGCTCCTTTGCTTGCTTATTCTTTGCATTTCTGCTTTTGTAAGCGTGCCTTCCCTGTATTTTTTGGCAGTCCTTTTTATTTCTTTCTCTCTTGCCTTAGGATTCTTCGCACCTTGCAGGTATTTTTTAGGAACACCTTTTTTGGTTTTAGCAACTTTTTTAAACTTTTTTGGCACTTTTCCTCGCATTCTTGAAATCAGATTTTTTCGGAGCACCTTTCGTTCCTGGCTTCCTCATTCTCTCGCCAGAACCAGCTTTTATTCGTTTCTTTTTAGCATTTATGTTAGCATATAATCCTTTTTTGCCAGCCATTACTTCTTCTTCTTTTTAAGCTTTTTAAAATCGGCACCTGTGATTTTATTACGAGGTTTTGCAATAGCAGCAAGTTTCTTCTGCTTTGGGGAATATGACTTACTTCCTTTTGGCTTCGGCATATTAACCTCCTAGGATCTGATTCATCATAGAATGAACATCGTCGCCAGAGCCAACTTTCATAATTTTGACTTTAACATCCGAGTCGTGATCTTCCATCATTTCCTCTTCTTCATACTCGTCGCCAATGCCATGTTGCATCTGGTGACAAAGCAATAAAAAGTTTACAAGCTGATCGTCGGTCATGTCTAGACCTTCGGAGTCGTGAGCGAAACCCATTTTCTCCATGAAGAGTTCAGCATTCTCTTCCATATTTTCTACATTTACTTCAGCCATATTAACCTCCTATTGGTTCATTTCCATATCTCTAATTCCGGACTCTACATCCTGAACTAGAATGCCAGCATTTTTAGCTCCCATCATTTCTCGCTCAGTCATCTCGACAACTTTACCATCGACCATGTAGCTCTTTGTTTCGCCACCACTCATCATACCACGAAGTGCACCACCAAGGCTTTGTAAAATAGACATAATGCCAGATGACTCGCCTTCAGTAAGTGCACCACCAGCCATAACCTTTTGCTTGGTCATTTCTAAACCATCGATAATGTCTTTAGTTCCTGTTGGATCCATCTCCATAAGACCCATCTGAGCATTGTTAATCATTTGTATTTCGCCACTTGCCCTAGCTGAGTCCATTTCTGATGGTTTCATGCTTACTGCTTTTCCATCAACAGTGTAAGACATCTCCATCTCATTAGCAGGCATTTTTGCATCCGCTGATAAAAGCCTATTCATTTGTTCTGTTTGGTCTGCCATTTCAGCCTCCTATGATGTTAATGCTGCGTTGTTAGCTGCAACAAACTGGTCGTATTGAGCTTGATTTGGGAAAGTAACCAGCTGACCAGAAGCTGGGTCTGTAACGGAATAAACCTGATTTTGTGCTAAAATATCTGCATCTAAGTCAGGGTTGTATGCATCTGTGTAATTTGTAGAAATTAAATTGCCTTGCGCATCGTAGTCTTGCGAGCCGATTGCGACTTGCTCCTCGCCTATTTTTAAAACTGTTGGGTCTCCAGTTAGCCTATAATTAGAACCAATAGACTCAGGATTTATCAACGCACCATCAGCACCAAAGAAAGAAGTTGTTCCGTCTGGGTTTTCAACTTTACGAACCATCTCATCGAACTGCTCTGGGGAATAACCGAACCTTGTTAAATAGCTTCCTATGAATCTGTCCCACATTCCTCCTGAACGACCACCATAAAAATCACCCATTATGTCCCTAGTTCCATAGATGTCTCTTGAGTATGGTTCTGCACCACTGTCAGTGAAAATACTATCAGTTACACCTTCACCACCAAAAATACCATCCTCATCACCACCACCAAGATCTGTTAAGTCTGTCATTCCCCCAGTTATATTGGAGCCATCTTCATTCACTTCATCTGCGAGATCAAGATCTATCAGCGACTCTCCCAAAAGACTCAAGCCACCAGTGGTGTCTCCTTCGCTTCCTGCGACAACAACCGAACCATCTGTGTTTACAGTATAGCTTCCACCAGACTCATAAGTTTCTGAAACACCATCGCCATCTAGATCTGCTGTGAAACCTTCGTTCACTATAAAACCTGTAGCAGTTGTTGAGCCATATGGGTCTAATGCAGCTGCAGCTGCTGTTGTATCATATCTAGTTATAAAGTCCTCATAACTTCCTGCACTACCTCCAGGAAGCAACTCGGCATATAGACTTGATGTAATATCGTCAGCATTTACATTCGTGCCAATTTTTATTGTACTGCCGTCGGATCCTGTTATTTTTCCTGTTTCAGCATCGTAAGATGATCCTGCATTTGCACCAACTGTTGCTTCTATTCCTACATCATCAGGAACAAGAACACTGTCTATATATGTTGTTCCATCATTAGGTGTAAAAAAGTTTGCAATACTTTCTATTACTGTGTTATCATTTTCAGCAGCTTCTTCAGCAGCATATTGCGCATTCGCTGCATCTCTTGCAGCAGCAGTTGGGTGGGAAATACCTCTGCTATCTATAAATTCTCCCACAGCTGTATCAGCTGTTGTTGTATCAGCTGTTGCTGTGTCAGTTGTTGCTGTTGAGGTTGTATCAGTTGTTGCTCCAGGATTGTAAGTGTCTGTGTCAGCTGAACCAAGAGTTACAATTTCTGTAACAGTGTCAGCAGCTGCTGAACCAATATTAGAAGCAACATTAGAAATCGTCTCGACAGCTGCGCTCCCAGCGTCGCTAACAAAATCAACTGCTGAACTGACTGTGTTGCTAATCGCCGAACCAACACTAGATATTGCATTTCCTATACTAGAAAAAATACCACCACCATCATCGTCATCATCGTCGTTACTGCTAGAGCTAGAAGATGATCCACCTCCTCCACCCCATCCACTACTTCCTCCAAAAAAGAAATAAGCAGGAACACCATCAGGACCAGCAACAGGAGGCAAGTTGCCTCTGTAGTCTTGAATAAGACTCTCCTCTTCTGGATTAATATATGCCAACATATGTGGCTGACCACCAATAGTCGTTTCTCTGGGGATAGAACTTAGTGCTCCATAATTCATGCTGCTGGTGCTCCTTGCTGTTGCGGTGGTGGCATTGCTGCCATGACGTTGCCAAGTGCACCTAGCTCGCCTTGATTCATTTTCTGGCGAATCTCCATTACTTTTTGCATCAGGTATTGGTTTGCGTCAAACGGTTGATTTCCTTGTTGCGGTGCTTGATTTTGAGGCAAGCCACCGAATGCAGCTGGATTTATTGGTCTAATAGAGGCTAACAATTCATCCATTTTTCATAGCCTCCATCTGCATTTTAGCTGCATTCTTTTCTCGTTCTAGTTGCAACTCAGCTTCTAACTTTAAAACTTTCGCTTCTAAGTCTGCACGAGCTTTGGCTGCATCGATTTCCATATCTTGTTTGGCTTCAGCTTCTTTAATTGCGATTGAGGACTGTGCTTTAGCTTGGTCTGCAGCGATTTGGGCTTCCGTCCTAGCTTTGAGTGCTTCAGCTTCGAGTTGGGCAAGTTGCTTGGCATATTGTAATGGATCCTGCTGTTGACCTTTCGGCTGAATTGCAGCAATCGCTTTCATCTGAGGTGCCTCTTGCACAACCTGAGCAGCACGCTGACTAATTAGCCTGTCTAAGTCTGGGTTGATATCTTCGAACTGGAAGTCAGCTTCTTTCAAGTCCGGAATAGTTGGTAATGGCACGCCAATACTTGCTTCCATTCGAGTTCTATAAAGCAACGCAATGTGCTCAGCAACATGGGCAACTAAAACAGGTTGCATGCCTGCAGCTCCAGGATTTCCAGCGAGCGATGGGTCTTGTAAAAACTGCATGTGAACTGCGATGTGCGATTCGTGATCTTGCTCTATAAATGCTTTTATCGGTTTGCCATACATAACAGACATATTTTCATCGATAGGATCTAACATAGGTGCATCTGCAGGCTTGACCAATATCTCGTCAATATTAGGAATTCGAATCGCTTCATACATACGTTTGTATGCAGAATACATATCGTGCATGTCTGGTGCTGACTGAGCCATCTGTAAAACAGCTTGAGCCTGAGCAATCCTCTGGGCAGTAGAAAAAATGTTGGGGTCACTGACTGGGAGAATATCAATGCGTTCGTTAAAGTCAGCAGCGAACACTTCTGAGTCGCCACCTATCAACGAAAATGTAAACTGCTCCGGAAGGTTTTCGGCATTCAAGTCGGCTAGGAGCTTGAACTCTTGACCTTGGGAATAATGCAACCTTTTATGGATCGCAGAGAACGCTTTGCTGCCTTGTTCAATTAAGGCAACTGTCGAACCAACAGGTGCATTTGGGTTCACATCCCCAACATTGAGATCAGCTGTGCTAGCAAAACGCTGACCTGCCTCTACAATATAGCCGAGTAAACTGAACAAAGATCCGCTTGGTTCTTTGAAAGGCAATGGCATTATTGCTTTGTTAACATCGTCGACTGTTGCATCTAAATCGACAAACTCTCCAGGATTTACCTGAACCTCACCACCCGAAACTCTGCCTCTTAGCTTGAAGCCACCTTGCATATTGCTAAATGCAGCGGAGTCTAAAAGAGCTCGTAAGGATCCAGTTGCTGCTTTACCCAGACCACCAATAAGATGATATAAGCCAAAGCCATAAAAACCCAATCCAGGAAGGAACTTATAAGATACAAACCAATCCCTGCGTTTCTTTAGCTCGTCGTCTTCTTTCCAGTTACGACGAATGCTAACAATAGATTCATTGTCATAGTCTACTGTAACAACATAAGGAATAGCAACTACATTGTCGTCGTCTGGGTCTTCTTCCTCGAACGAGTGGTAAACATGCATCTCTAAAAGAGTCATTATATTGTCTTGCGAGTCGTCGGCATACTGGTCGACACCTTCTATCTCGCCAATGGTATCGCCTGATGGATCTAAATCGCCACCTTGGTCGGTGCTTGGTAAATAATAGCCAGACTGAACATAACGATTGTAATCGTTTTTAGGCATGCGAATAACATGCGTGTATCTAGGTGAGGTGTATAAATCTTTGCTTTCCGGAGCGACAACGAAGTCTTCAGCTTTTACGAACTGCGAACATTGCCTGTCCATATTGCTGTCCCACCAAACCTTTTTAAATGTCTGGCCAACGAGCGGTAAATGGAAAAGCATTTGATCTAGATCAGGGAAATACTCTGGCATCTCCTGCGTGATCTGGTAATTCATATATTCACGAACTCTGCGAGCTTGCTCCTCAAGTTCTTCACTTGGGTCACCAACGATAACTGTCTTGACTGGACCACCACTAGGATAAAGTTCAGCGATAGCTCTAGCATTAAACTGTGTTGCAGCTTCAGCAATCATAGGATGCACAACTGTGCTAAGTCCACGAGTGGCACGCTCATCCTCGGACTCATCCATACCACCATCTGGGTCTAGAGTTTTCAAACCTTTTTTGTATCGTTCTTCCCACTCGGAGCGAGCTTCACGATCATTATTGTAATATGTAATGAGTTCAGATGCAGCAGAGTTGAGCTCTTTATCAGACATCTCCTCAGCTAAGTTCTGGTCAAAGGTGCTGTCTGTTTCCGGAATATTGTCTAGCTCTGGGTCTCCGATTAAAACATCATCACCAATTGTTTCAACTTGTAAGTCATCAGCAGGAGCAGGTTCTGCAAAGGGAGCTAACTGTTGTTGAATCGCAACTGGTTTTCTAGCCATACAATGTTATCCTTCTTTTTTCCTCATAATCATCGTCATCCAAATCGTTAGAATGCGTTACAAACCAACCTTTTCGCAGCCTCAACCATGCCTGTGTGCAGGTGTCAACAATGTCATCATTGTCGGTCGCAGGGAAAGCTGCACAAATATCAATTAAATTCTTAGCCCATTTTTTGTCAGAAGGATAGTAAATTCTTCCATCTTCTAAAAGAGCCGATGATGCATGGGCACGAGCTTCCTTGTCTCTGTCAGGCATATACTCTAAAACAGGCACACCTGCCATGCGTAAATCTTGCAGCAGAGATTGGCCAGATGCCTTCTTTTCTATTAATACTGCGTCAGGTTCCCAGTCGTAATATGCTTCTTGTGCGAGCTTTCTTAATTCAGGATAGCTGACACGATCATACCACATCTCTAACACCATTGCATTTATCTGGCCATTCATGCGGAAAACTCCCCAAGTTGTGCGGGCAGAATAAGATGACTTTTCTTTAACGCTGAATGCTGTATCCCAAGATTGCAAAACATATTCTATTTCGGGAAGGTCGTCTTTTTCCCATGGCACCCACCACTCAGCTTTTAGAATACCGCCACCTTTGGGCATTGGTCGTTGTTGTAGCTGACC